ATTTCTGGTGTCTCCTCCGTCGCGTGAGCGTCGGGTTGCCGACCGTTCGCGCGCATGCGCGGCTAGGTCGGCTTTTTTATTTGTGCGCCCACACGAACATGAAACAGGATTTCCGCCTCAGCGTCACCATCGCGTGGTGGTTGAAGCCGTACCTGTTCGTGTTGGCGTTGCTTTGCGTTATGACCGGCCGCGTAGCTAACCAGGCGAAGCTGGAAGCGACGATCAAGCGCGCGATGCGGGTTGCGGTCAAATGACCATCAAATATCGCAATCGCGCATAACTCGTTGATCTGCAAAAACAATTCGAACTCGTATGTGTGCTTGCGCGCTCGATATGAAGGAATGGGTCAAATGACCCGGAGCATTAAACATGGGCGCGCGACTATCGACGCTTAAGGCTCGCGTCGGGACGCTGAAGGAATCGCGGGTCTCGACGTTAGAGACTAAGGCCAGCGCGACGCCGCGTATCCGCGGGCGCCGATGGGTCGAGACGCGAAAGCGGATCGCGGTTGAGCAGCAGTTCGTGTGCCGCGGCTGCGGATGTACTTGGCTGCCATGGCGCGATGAGGTTGACCATGAAGTCCCGCTCGAGCAGGGCGGCAGCAATGACGATAGCAATCTTCAGCTTTTGTGTGATGACTGTCACAAGGCGAAGACCGCAGCAGAGGCCAGTGCCCGCGCACGGTAATGCGAAACGCGAATCATTATCAAATGAAGACAATGCCGATGCACCGCAGTAGTGCAAATGAGATCGATTCTCATTCGAAATTGTGCGGCGCAACGGAAAATGTGATCTAAACGAGAATGATTCGCATTCGCAGGGAGGGGCGGTCGAATCTCTGCGTGTTGCGGTGCGGGACACCGCGCATCCCCGCTTGCAGAGAAAAAATCCCCTTTTTCAATTTTCAAATTCAAACGAGGCTGAAATCAAATGGCCAGCAAACCCAATGGGCGCGGCGGTTCGCGGCCGGGAGCGGGTCGCAAGCCGAAGGCCAAACCGGCCGAAATCAAACCTGAAAAAAATCAAACGCCGGAGGCACCGAAGCGGCGCGGCGGCGCGCGGCCCGGCGCTGGGCGTAAGCCGAAATCGAAGCCGGTGGCCGCGAAATCGTCCCTGAAGGCAGCGGTCACGGAGAGCCTCGAGCCGCAGGCTCACGGCGGTGCCCTGAAGCGATCGAAAGAAGATTCGGTAGAAATTGCCGAGCGCGACATGCTCACGCTCCTGAAGGATGTTGCGCTCGGGAAGGTCAAGGCGAGCAGTCTGCAGGTCCGTGCCGCGATTGCGGCCGTGCAATACACGCACACGAAAAAGGGTGATGGCGGAAAGAAGGATGAGGTCGCTGATGCAGCTAAGCGGGTCGCGAATCGATTTGCGCCAGCAGCACCGCCGCGACTAGTCGCGAATGGCGGCAAGAAGACATGACTATGGAATGGACCACTGCGTGCCCAGATTGGGAGCGCCGGCTGATCGATCGTGAGTCGATTATCCCGGCACCGATCTTTCCGGACCAGGCCGCGCAGGCGCTCGCCATTTTCAAGGAATTGCGTGTCGTCGATCTGCCCGGCAAGCCGACGTTCGGCGAGTGTTGCGAGCAATGGGTCTTCGACTTCGTATCCGCGATTTTTGGCGCCTATGACGCCGAGACGGGGAACCAGTTGATTCGAGAATTCTTCCTGCTCATCAGCAAGAAGAACTCGAAGTCGACGATCGCTGCGGGGATCATGCTCACCGCGGTGATTCTCTGTTGGCGCGAGGAGGAGGAACACCTGATCATCGCGCCGACAATCGAAGTTGCCGGAAACAGCTTCAAGCCGGCGGCAGGGATGGTGCGCGCCGACGAAGAATTGTCCGCATTGTTTCATGTGCAGGACCATATCCGCACGATCACGCATCGTGTGAGCCGGGCATCGCTGAAAGTGGTGGCCGCCGATACCGACACCGTATCGGGCAAGAAGTCTGGGAAGATTCTGGTTGATGAGCACTGGGTTTTCGGGAAGCGCTCCAACGCCGCCGCGATGTTCATGGAGGCGACCGGCGGTCAGGTTTCGCGCGACGAAGGTTGGGTGATCTACCTGACGACGCAAAGCGATGACCCGCCGGCCGGCGTCTTCAAGGAGAAATTGCAGTATTACCGCGACGTACGCGACGGAAAGATCATCGACCGCAAGTCGCTTGGCGTGCTGTATGAGTTCCCCGATGAGATGGTTAAGAACAAGGCATATCTCGACCCGAAATATTGCTACATCACCAACCCGAATATTGGTCGTTCGGTCAGTGCCGAATGGATTGAGGACAATCTAGCGAAGAACCGCGACAAGACGGACGGATCATTTCAGCAGTTCCTTGCGAAGCATCTGAATATCGAGATCGGGCTGAATTTGCGTTCCGATCGGTGGGCTGGCGCCGATTTTTGGGAGCAGGCGGCCGACCCGGTGCTGACGCTCGAAGAACTCCTTGCAAGATCGGAAGTCGTGACCATCGGTATTGACGGCGGTGGTCTCGATGACCTGCTCGGCTTCAGCGCGTTGGGCCGTGATCGAAAGACGCGCCGATGGCTTGCGTGGAACCACGCATGGGCTCATGAAATTGTGCTGGAGCGGAGGAAAGAGATTGCCCCGCGGCTGCATGATTTCGCGGCCGAGGGGAGCCTCACGATTGTGAAGATGCCCGGCGAAGATGTCGCGCACCTCGCAGACGTCGTTTGTCAAGTTCGCGATGCTGGATTGCTTTCCACCGAAAAAGCGATCGGCGTCGATCCCGCCGGAATCGGCGACATCATAGACGAGCTTACTTCTGATCTCCGGGGCATCGAGCCCGAACAAATCATTGGCATTTCTCAGGGATGGCGCCTCAGCGGCGCGATCAAAACGTGCGAGCGCAAATTGGCTGGCGGTGAGCTGGTGCACGGTGGGTCGGCGCTCATGAATTGGTGTGTCAGCAATGCCAGGGTCGAGGACAAGGGCAATGCGATCCTGATCACCAAGGCGGCATCCGGGAAGGCAAAGATTGACCCGCTGATGGCCACATTCAACGCCGTCTCGCTGATGGCGCTTAACCCGGTCTCGATGGTGATCGGCGACGACTACGAACTGATGGCGGTGTGAACGTGAATATCAAAGTCTTCAACCTTTGCCTGTTGATGGGCTGGCTGATGGTGCTCGCTGGCGGCGTCATTCTGAATGTCGGGTGGGGCATTATCGCGGCCGGCGGCCTCCTCATCGTGCTGACGCTGGTTGCTGCATATCTCGCCGGCTGGGAACAGCCGGCGCGGCCGAAGAAAGCTGACGAGAGCGAGGTGGCCTGATGTTCATCTCGCGCATTCGCGCCGACATCGGTGCGCCGAGCGACAAATCCCCGTGGGGGAATTTTTGGTTCGCGCCGCTCGGCTATCGGTCGACGGCCGGATCGCGCGTCACCGCAACATCCGCGCTTTCGCTGCCCGATGTGCTGGCCTGTGTGCGCGTCCTGGCGGAATCGTTCGCGATCATGCCATTCGAGCTCTACAAGCCGAAGGCAGGCGGCGGCCGCACGCGCGAGCACAAGCACTGGCTGTATAAGCTGATCGAGAAGGCACCGAACCGTTTCCAGTCGCCGTATGAGTATCGAATGATGCTCGCTGGGCATCTCGCGCTGCGCGGGAATGCCTTCAGCCAGATCACTGCCAACGGCGCGGGCGAGATTACCGAGCTTCTGCCTCTCCATCCTGACCGGATGTCGATCGAGCCGCTCAGCAATGGATCGTATCGGTACCGGTACGTCGATCAGAACGGCCAAATCATCTACTACAGCCGCCACGAGATCTGGCATCTGCGCGGCATGAGCGACGACGGCTATATGGGGCTGAGCCTCATCGGTTTGGCACGCGAAGCGCTGGGCGAGGGCCTGTCGATGCAGGACTATTCGACGCGCTTCTTCGCCAACGATGCGAAGCCCGGTGGTGGTTGGATCGAGTATCCGGGGACGTTTGGTAGCAAGGAAGTCAAGCAACAATTCCGCGACTCCTGGCAGGAGATGCAGGGCGGCGCGAACCGCGGCAAGGTTGCCGTGCTCGAGCGCGGCATGAAGTTCCATGAGCTTGGCATGAACAACAAGGACAGCCAGTTCATCGAAGCGCGTGGCGCGAAGACGACCGAAATCGCGCGCATTTTCCGAGTGCCACCGCATAAGATCGGCGATCTGAGCAAGGCGACATTCAGCAATATCGAACACCTATCCATCGAGTTCTGGACCGATACCATGCTTCCATGGGCGCGGCTCTGGGAATATTCGATGTGCTTCAACTTGCTCGGCCCGGACTCGGATCTCGATCCGGAATTCGACCACAAGCCCATGATGCGCGGCGATGGCGTCGCGCGCGCGGGCCGCATCAGCACGCTCGTCACTGCTGGCGTCATGACGCGTAACGAGGGACGCGGCGAAGAGGGTTATGACCCGCTCGCTGGATTGGACAAACCGCTGATGCCGCTGAACGTGACGACCGTCGATGCGGCTGGCGAGCCGACGGTGACGAAGGGTGCACCCGCGCCTGCCAAGCTTCCTGCGCCGGCTCAGGATGATCAGGGCGAAAACGATGCATCTGCGCGCCTGGCGCGGGTTCTTCGTGGAAACGCCGAGCGTCTGGCGCGGCGTGTCGTTGCCGGGCAACCGGTGCCGGCCCGGCTTCTAGCCGAGGCGCTCGGAATCTCGGAAGAACTTGCCGCGACATGGAGTCCCGATCCGTCGGATACCGTGGAGCAACTCACCATCGCATTTCTGAGCCTTGGATCTGGAGATTTCACATGAAAAACGCACATCTGATCGCGTGGGCGCTGTCCCATCCGTGGGCTCTCATGCCGGAGCGCATGGCCGCATATGCTGGCGTTCTCGCGTCGCACTATGCAGGATCTCTGCCGCCGGCATCGCAACCTGGTCCCGAAGCAGCTTCGCAATCGTCGGCTCGGCAGTCCAGTCGAGCTGGCAACATTGCTGTGATCAACGTGTTCGGCGCAATGGTCGAATGGCCCGGTGATATCGATGTCTGCGAGGGCGGCGCGAGCGCGCGAGTGGTGGCGCAGCAGCTCACCGATGCGGAGAACGATGAGACTGTCGGGCAAGTCTTGATGGTGTACAACACGCCTGGCGGAAGTGTCTACGGCACCGCAGAGCTCGGCGACGTGATCAATCGTGTGAAGGCATCGAAGCCTGTCATCGGTGTTGCGCAGAGCCTCGCCGCATCGGCTGGTTACTGGGCGCTTTCGCAATGCACGGAGGCGTATTGCACGCCCGGCGGCGAAGTTGGCAGCATCGGGGTCTATTCCGGCTATCAGAACATCGCGAAGGCGATGGAAATGGCTGGCGTCGACATTCAGTTGTTCAGCGCCGGCAAGTACAAGACTGAAATGAGTCCGTTCAGCGATGGCCTCTCGCCGGAGGCGGTCGCCTATCAAGAACAGCGCGCGCAAGACTACTACGCGATGTTCACGAAGGCTGTCGCAAAGGGCCGCAATGTTCCGATCGATGCGGTGCGCAACGGCATGGGGCAGGGTCGCGTTCTCGGCGCCGACGCGGCGCTCGAGGCCGGCATGATCGATGGCGTGATGAACGTCGATCAGGTGATTCGCAAAATGCAGCGCGACGCTAAGGCGGCGCGCTCGCCGGGCCGCTCCGCGCAGGCAAACCGCAACGAGATCGACCTCCTTTCCATCTAATTTCAAGGCAAGGGCTGGCACGGCCCACCCGCCGGCAAATCCTTCGGTTTGCCAGCGCGGCCCCTTCGGGCCGTTGTGCGACCCGTAAGCCCGCTATGTGCGGGCTTTTTCATTTCAACCGCTTCCGGGCGGTTTTTGCATTTCTGGAGAACTGAAATGTCCGTCAAACTCCGCGCACTTCAGGCGAAGAAGGCCGAACTGGTCGCTGCCGCCCGCAAGTTCAACGACGAAACCGACGCCAAGGCGCAAGTCGAGGGTCGCGGCTGGACCGAAGAGGAAACGGCCCAGATGAATGCGATGCGTGAAGGCATCGCAGCAGCGCAGGCATCGATCGAGCGCGAGCACGCGCTCATGGTCGACGAAGCCGGCCTGCAAGCCGTCATGCCGCCGATGTCGGGTGCCGCCGCAGGTGCTGCTGCGCCGCCGGCAGCCGGCGACATCCGGCCGCGTGGCGACGCCGGTGCCGTGGCCGTGCCGGCAGGTGCCCGCATCTCCGTTGAAGAAAACGTGATGAACGATCCGCGCCGCGGCTTCCGCAGCATGGGCGAATTCTCGCGCGCCGTCCGCGGCGCCGCGATGGCAGCTCAGGGCGTAGGCGCACTCGATCGTCGCCTCGGCATCATGGCTGTGGCGCCGACCACCTACGGCAACGAAAGCAACGGCGCGGATGGTGGTTTCGCAGTTCCGCCGGCATTCTCGCAAGAGATCTGGCGCCTCTCGCTGGAAGACGGCTCGCTCGTGCCGATGACGCTGAATACCGAGGTGACCGGCAACAGCATGGTCTTCCCGAAGGACGAAACGACGCCGTGGGGTTCTGGCGTTCAGGCATACTGGAAGGGCGAAGGCACGGCGACAGCGCAGTCGAAGATGCAGCTCGGCACCGAGATGCTTCGACTCAAGGAACTGATGGTCCTGGTTCCGGTGACGAACGAGTTGCTCGAGGACGCGCCGGCGCTCGGTTCGTACCTGACACCGCTGGCCAGCGACCGTATCCAGTGGAAGACGAACGAGGCGATCCTGTTCGGTACCGGCGGCGCGCAACCGCAAGGCTGCATGAACAGCAATGCCCTCGTGGTCGTTGCCAAGGAATCGGGGCAAGCGACCAACACGCTGACGCAACCGAACATCTCGCGCATGCGCAGCCGTCTGCTGACCGGCCAGCTCAAGAACGCGATCTGGATCGGCAACCCCGACATCCTGCCGGCGCTCGAAGGCATGACGGTCGGCCAGATCCCGATCTTCCTGCCGCCCGGTACCGGTCTGCGTGAAGGCGGATACGACGGCACCCTCAACGGCCGTCCGCTGATCCTGTCGGAACACGCTGCCGCGTTCAGCGCGCAGTCGGACCTCTCGCTGATCTCGCTGAAGGGCTACCGCACGATCACGAAGGCCGGCGGCCTCGAGACCGCAACGTCGATGCACCTGTACTTCGACGCGAATGCGACGGCGTTCCGGTTCATCTTCCGCATCGACGGTCAGCCGGTGATGCAGGCACCGGTGACGCCGCCGACCGGCAAGAGCACCAACACCCGCAGCTACTTCGTCACGCTCGGCGCGCGCTGATCGTCGGCGGATGTGAGATGGGCGGCGCGGGCCGCCCGTCCATCAATCGATTTTCTATCGGAGCATTCTCATGAACGGGAACATCAAATACACCGAGGGCGTTTCGGTGCTCGCCACTATCGACCCGATCAGCCAGGCGGCTGGCACGGTCACGACCGGCTGGGTCTCGGTCGCCAACTTTCATCGCATCTGCGCCGAGATCCAGACGGGCATCATGGGCGCGAGCGCCACGCTGGACGCGAAGGTGCAGCAAGCGACGGACTCGAGCGGTACGGGGGCCAAGGACGTGCCGAACAAGGCGATCACGCAAATCGTCAAAGCGACCGGCGATGGCAAGCAGGCGTATATCGAGGTGCTCGCTGATACCGATCTCGACGGCACGAACGGCTTCGCCTACGTGCGCCTCTCGATGACGGTCGGCACGGCCGCGTCGCTGATCGCCGGGAAGCTGCTGGGCGTTGCCCCGCGCTTCATGCCGGCATCGGCATTCAACCAGGCCGGCGTCGTGCAGGTCGTCTAAGCAGGTAGTCGCATGCGGCCCGCACGCAATTGCGTGCGGGCCGCCTCTTTGTGAGCCGCTATGCTTGTTCAAACCGTTCCGCCCGCTATCGAGCCGATCACGCTCGCGGCCGCGAAGTTGCATCTTCGTGTCGATATCAGCGATGACGATTCGTTGATCACCGCGCTGATTGCGGCGGCGCGTCAGTTCGCCGAGTCGCTCACGGGGCGCAGCTTTGTCACGCAGACATGGCAACTGACGCTCGATTATTTCCCGATCTGCATCGAGCTTGAGCGCGGCGTTGTGCAGAAAATCAATTCGATTACGTATCGCGACATGTCCGGAGCGATCCAGTCTGTCCCATTCGATACGCCATCGAGCGGAATTCAGCGGTCGACTGATGGCAATATCGTCGCCGACCTCACTGCACTTCCGGCGCGCATCGCGCCGGCGTTCGGCCGCATCTGGCCGATTCCGATGCCCGAGATTGGTGCCGTGACCGTCAATTACACCGCCGGATACGGCGATGACACGGCCGTACCTGAAGGGATCAAGCGGTGGATGCTGCTGCGTATTGGTTCGCTATATGCATTTCGCGAGGAGATCGTCGCTGAGCGATCGATTAAGGTCGATCCGATGCCGTTCTTCGATCTGCTGCTCGACCCGTACCGCGTCGCTACCGCGTAAGCACAAAAAAAGAGAGGCCGAAGATGCCGGGCGTCAATAGCTATTTGGTCCCTGCGGGCCGGCTTCGTCATGTGCTGAGTTTTCAGCAAAAGTCGCAAGTGCAGGATGCTCTCGGTCAGCCGCAAAACGTATGGACTACGGTCTTCACATGCCGCGGCGAGGTGTCTCCCATTTCTGGTTACGAAAAGCGTCTGGCTCAGGGCGCGCAGTCCGAGGTGACGCACATGATCAGCGTGCGGTACCGGGCCGAGCTTCAGGTGCCGAAGAACGTCGCAGCCATGCGCGTCGTGTTCGGCGCTCGCATTTTTGATTTGACCGACTCGATGAACCAAGACGAGCGGAATTGCCTCGTGATGATTCAGGCGCGTGAGGGTATCAACAATGGCTAACTCGGCAGAGGCGATTGCGGTTGCCGCGATCAAGCCGTTGGTCGATAACGGAGATGGCACGTTCCGGATGTATCCGGACGAGGCTCCGGCCGGCGTACTGAAACCATATGTCGTTTATCAGAGCGTCGGCGGCAAGTCCGCCAGCTATCTGAATGAGACCGTTTCGGCGCAGCAGAATTGCCGACTTCAGGTCGCAGTTTGGGCTGACGACCGAACTGCAGCGAACGCCTTGATGAGGTCAATCATCGCCGCTTTGTGCGTGCCGCCCATCAACGCTACCAGCATGGGCGCACCGGCGAGCGAGCGCGATTTCGATACGAAGCTGTACGGTTCGCGCCTCGATTTTTCGATCTGGTTCACCCCCTGATTCCATATAGCGCGCATACGCGCATCGCGTTTTTCCACCGGCCCGCCCTGAGCGGGCTTTTTCTTTTGTGAGGCAGAAATGACTTCGACCGCAATCTCCGCTCAGGGAACCACCTTCTCGGTTTCCGGTTCCGCTGGCACCGCAAAGACCATCACGGGCCTGGCTCTCGGCAACCCGACCATCGTCACTTCGGCCGCGCACGGCTTCGCAAACGGCGACATCGTCACGTTTGCCAGCTTGGGTGGCAATACGACGCTCAACGGCCAGACGGCTGTCGTCAAGAACGTTACGACCAACACGTTCGCGGTCGACATCGATACGACTGGCGGCTCAGCATACACCAGCGGCGGCACCGCGACCCCGACGACGTGGACGCCGATCGCCAACATCACCAGCTTCAAGGGGTTCGACGGCCAGGCGAACGAAATCGACAAGACGAATCTGTCGAGCACTGCCAAGGAATTTATGCTCGGTTTGCAGGATTTCGGCCACTTCTCGTTCGACGTCGACAAGGATTTCACCGATCCGGGTCAGGTCGCCTGCGACCAAGCGAAACAGAACGGCACGCTGAAGCAATTCAAGTTGCTCGCACCGAACGGCAAGTCGGCCACCTTCAGCGGCTACGTGAAAAACACGCCGCTCGACGGCGGGGTCGATCAGCTCATGAAGGTGCCGGGCATTTCGATTCGCATCAGCGGCACCGTGACGTACGCGTAATCACGGCCATTCATCAACGCACCCATCAAGGAACAGGACAGCTTAAATGCCGACCCTCTCGAAAGAAACGAAGCACGACATCCTCGACAGCACGCGCCTCAAGACGGAGCGCGTGCCGGTCCCGGAATTCGGCGAAGACATGGTTGTGATCGTGTCGGAGATGTCCGGGCTCGCTCGCGACTCGTTCATCAGCAACCAGGACCAGCGGCTCAAGGCACCCGTCAGCGAGCAGCAGGCTGCGCTCCTGTTGCTGACCGTCGTCGACGAATCCGGCGAACTCGTGTTGAGCGACGGCGACATCCCGGCACTTCGTGCGCAAAGCTTCTCGGCGCTCGACCGGATCGCCGACGCTGCAATGCGACTCAACGGTATGCAACCGAAAGCGGTGGAGGAGGCTGCAAAAAACTCCGTCGCCGCCCCGAGCGGCGATTCTGGCTCCGGCTCAGCATCGACATCGGAATCCCGGTAAGGGAGCTTCAGCAGCGCATCACGAGCGCGGAGTTCGTCGAATACATGGCCTCGTACCAGGTTGATCAGCGCGGTGGCCATTACGACGATCTTCGCGCCGGTGCTATCGCGTCGATGATCGCGAACGTCAATCGGAATACGAAGTTGCGCCGGGATCCCTTCGAGACGCTTGATTTCATTCCATGGAATGAGGTTCATGAGGCGGCGAACGAGCCCAGTACGCCGATCTTGCTGGAAGACCCCAACGCGCAGGCTGAGTTGCTGTTCTCGACGATGTTTCCGAACCGAAATGGCTAAGAATTTTTACATCGTCAATCCGGATGCTCTCACCGAGCAACTACGCGCGCTGAGCAACGTGGCTAGTGAGTCCACTTTGCGGCAGGCCGCCGTTGCCGGCGCGCGCGTGATCTTCGACGAGGTGAAATTGCGCGCGCCGGTTGCCGTGCGTGGCTGGGAGACGGCATCGCAGAAGCGGTATCCGGGGATGCTTCGCGACAGCATGCTCATAGCCTATGACCGTGAGAAATCGGTCGAAGGGAAAATCGCGTCGTACATCGTCACATGGAGCAAAGACGCGTTTTATGGGCGGTTTGTCGAGTACGGAACGGCAAAGATGGCGGCTGAACCGTTCCTCCGTCCGTCGTTTGATGCGAAGCAGCGGCAAGTTGCGCAAGCCATTGATGAAGTGATTGATCGAAAGGTCAAGGAAGCTACCCCATGAGCAACGAAAGCGTTACACGCGTCACAGTCGACGCATCCGGCTATACGGCCGGGCTCGACCGAGCGAAGCGCAGCGCTGAATCGTTCGCGGCCTCTCAGGAGGCAGTTTCGAAGCGCATGAAGGCTGCGCAAGAGGCGATCGCGGAGGCGGCGACCAACGGGAGCAAGGCATCTGCCAGCGCGATCAACTCGTTCGTGCAATCGACCGCTCGCATGGCCGATACGGTCGGCAAGACGCGAAGCCAATTGCTCGAGATGAAGGCCGCGCAGCTTGGTGTGAGTGACTCCATGGCGAGCTATATCGCCAAGGTAAAGGAGGCAGAGAACGCACATCACGGCCTGAACTTCGCGACGGCCGGCGCGCGGCGCGAGATGCTCGTTCTCGCGCATGAGGCATCGCAAGGCAACTGGAAGCGCTTCGCGGGCTCTCTGATGGTTCTCGGCGAGAGAACCGATGCGATGTCGCTAATCATGAACAAGGGCACGCTGTCTGTCGGCGCACTCGTGGGCGTGGTGACGATGGCGATCCATACCACCTATGAGGCCGCCAAGGCCATGGGCGAGTATGGCGACGAGGTTGAAAAGGTCGCCCGTCGGACTGGCATGTCCACGGATTCGATCCAGCAATGGATGTTCGCCGCGAAGGCAACCGGGATCGATGCCAAGGAGACTGTCAAGTCAATCAGCGATCTTGGCGAGGCTCAGAACAAAGCGGTTCACGGCAACAAGGATGCGGCCGCCGCCTTCGCGGCGATCGGAATTTCTCTGGCCGACCTGAAGAAGAGCAGCCCGAGCGATCTGCTTCCGCGGGTCGCTGAGGCGTTCCATCAATCTGCGGATGGTGCCGCGAAGGCGGCCATCGCGAACGAGATTTTCGGCGCATCCGGAGAGAACCTGATCCCGTTGCTGGATCGCGGGGCAGAGGGTCTGCACGAACTCGGCGTGGCGGCCCGCGATGCCGGCGCTGTTATCGGCAACGATACGGTCCGGCAGATGGCGGCGTTCAAGGAGCACATGGAACTCGCGCACGCCAAAATGGATGCGATGTCGATGAGCGCGAAGACAGTGCTCCTGCCTACCATCATGAACTTGACGACGGCGCTGTCGGAAAACGCGGCATTGAAGCCGATCCTTGTCGATTTCTATACCGGCGTCGCGGATGTCGTGAAAGGGGCGTCGTCGTTGATCGCGACGTTTGTCGTAGGCGCTCAGCAGGCCGGTATCGCGATTTCGACGGTCGCGACAGTCGCAAACCGGGCCGGCGCTGGAGACTTCTCCGGTGCAGTTGAGGCAGTAAAGTCGGGATATCGAGACATCAAATCGCAGGGCGAAAACTACGCTTCTTTCATCAAAAAGCTATGGTCAGATACGGCACCACCAGCCCCGAACACGGCTCCGGTCTCGATGAAGCCCCTGAACTTTGCGAAGGGCGGCGAACACGCGCCAAAGGCGTATCACGAAGATGCGGCGACCAGATTTATTCAACAACTTCGTGACCAGGATGCCGCCACCAGAGCTGCACTATCCACAAATGAGAAGCTTACCGAGGCAGAAAAGCAGCAGGCAGAGTTTCTCCAAAAAATCGCCGATCTCAAAGAGCGAAAAATCCTCACGGCCGACCAAAAGAGCTTGCTCGCCGCGCAGGACCGCATCAAGGCTCAGTTCGCCATCAATATCGAGCACGAGCGAGAACTCAAGCTGAAGCAGGACATCGAGAAGCTCGACGAACGCGCTGCTCAAGTACGCGCTCAGATCGGCAACTATCAGCGCAGTCAGAACGAACAACATCAGCGCCAACTCGATGCGTTCGGCATGGGCAACGAAGCGATGCAACGTGCTCAGGCCATCAAGTCAATCTATTCGGAATACGAGCGCCTTCAATGGCAACTCGAGAAAGAAACGCCGAAGAGCGCGCGCGGGACGCAGCAATATCTTGCTGCGCAGGCCGATATCAAGGCCGGGTTGAATCAATCGCTGCAGGATTTCGACGACTACTACGCAGCCCTGAAGGCCAAACAGGACGATTGGACGAATGGTGCCGCTGCGGCGTTCGCGAACTACGTCGACTCCGCACACAACGCTGCGGCGCAAGCTCAGGAGGCCGTGACGCGAACGATCAAGGGCATGGAAGATGCGATGGTCGAGTTCGTCACGACTGGTCGCGTGAGCTTTACCAAGCTGGCTGACGGGATCCTCGCTGATCTCACGCGGATGGCCACGCGCGGACTCATGTCGAAGGCATTCGAGAATGCATCTTCGTTCGGTGGCCAAATTGCTGGAGGTCTTTTCGCATCACATCCTGATGTGGCTGCCAAGACTGCAAACCTGTTGCCGGGCGATCCGCTCGAAAGTCTGATGAAGCTCACGAAGGGCTTCGGGACGATGGGCGAACAGATTTTGCCGAAGGCGATCAGTTCGATGGGTGCGGCCACCCAGAATACAGCCGCCCTCAATGCCGCGAATGCGACCGTCGCGACCATGACGGTTGGGACGCTTATTGGGGGATTCGGCACCGGCACGGGCGGCGGTATCGGTGGCCTTGGCGGGTTGCTTGGCGGCCTCGGACAGGGTGACATGGCAGGGGCATTTGGCTTTACGGCGACTGGCGTCACTGGATCGGCAGATGCGGTTGTTGCAGGAGCCATGGCGGACTCCAGCGTGAGCGGGATGTCGGCCCTGTTCGGCCTCGGCGGCGCGCTCGCGGGCGGCGGCCCTGCGGATGGCGGGACTCCGTACCTGGTTGGGGAAAAGGGCCCGGAAATATTCGTTCCCAAGCAGTCCGGGCGTGTGGTCCCAAATCACGAGTTGCGGGCCGGCGGTGCCGATGGGCCCCGCGCAGGAAATGTCTCGAACTCGGTGATGAACATCAACGTCAGCGTGCCGGCCGGCACAACGCGCGCAACGGCACAGCAGCAGGGCCGCGCGATTATGGAAAGTGCGGCGATCGCGCAGCGGAGGAATGGGTAATGGCGACGTTCCTTGAATCCCCTCGCTTTCCGGACAGCATTTCGTTTGGCGCCGTCGTGGGGCCGACGTATTCGACGGTGATCAATTCGATATTTTCCGGGCGCGAAAATCGCATCGTCGCGTGGAGTCAATCGAAGATCAATTTCGAGGTCGGCATGCGCGCTCTCAAGGCGGCCGATACTGCGGCGATCGATGCGTTCTTTCGAGTTGTGAAAGGCCGGGGGTATGGATTCCGTATCAAGGACTGGACAGACTTCACGGATGGCGGCGCGGGTGTCCTCATCGCGCAATCGAGTCCTGGCTCATATCAGATGGGCAAGTTGTATTCGCAGGGGGCATTCACTGAAACGCGCCTGATATCGAAGCCAGTGGCTGGCTCCGTATCGGTAATTTTAAACGGTACGACACTGACAACTGGCGTGACTGTCGATACCACTACTGGGCTAGTCTCCCTGTCGGCGTCCGCGTCTTCCTCGGTGACCGCTGTATCGGTTGGAAACCCGACGGTGATAACGCTGAGTTCAGCCCTTTCTGGGCTCAGCGTCGGAGGACTTCTCACGCTGACTGGATTGGGCGGCGCGGATTCTGGCTTGCTCAACGGAAAGCAATTTACCGTGAGCGCCATCTCTGGTTCGCAGTACTCGCTGAACGTCAATACGAGCGGTAAAACGATCACCGCCGCCTCCGGCTTTGGCTTGAAGTACCCGCAGCCGAGCGACACTTTGTCGTGGGTTGGCCAGTTCGATGTTCCCGTACGTTTTGATGTTGATGAAATGAAGAAGCAGATCGTCGACAGAAACGGAATGAATGGCGAACTCGTGGTCGAGTGGGGCTCCATTCCGATCGTGGAGATCCGTGTATGAGGTCGATCTCGACGGCGATGTCCGCATGGCTCGCGAGCGATGTGCTGACATGGGCCACCTGTGTGCAGATCACTCGCTCGGACGGATCGGTGTGGGGATTTACCGACCACGACGTAGACATTGTCTATGGCGGCCTTACCTATAGCTCCTTCAACGGATTTTCAGGGTCGGCGATCGAGTATGGCGCAAGCCTGTCAACCTCCAATCTCGAAATCGATGGTCTTCTGTTTTCCGCAGGCGGTGCTTTCTCTCTGTCGGATATTGAAGGCGGCGTGTGGAGCAATGCAGCAGTACTTATTTTCGGCGTGAACTATGCAGATTTGACGATGGGCCAGATCAACCTGGTGAACGGAAATCTCGGAAATTTCACGCTGCTAAATGGATCGTGGAAGGTTGAATTGCGCGGTGTCTCACAGACGTTTCAGCAGGCAAAGGGCGATCAATTTTCGTCGACTTGCCGAGCAAATCTTGGTGATTCGCGATGCAAGATCAATCTCGCTCCGCTAACCGTGAACGGATCGGTTACCTCTGTCGTAAATCAATTGCAATGGAACGACACATCTCTTACGCAAGTTGGGCCTACTGTTCCGTTCATCGATTCAGTTGGTCACCGCGTGCCAACTACAGGACCATACACGGTGCAGGTCGTCTCGCCGTCGGGGTCATTTCAGGCAGATGGCGGCGTGGTCGGTGCGGACGGAAACCCGCTGACGTTGGTCGGCGGCTCGCCCGGTGCGGGTCAGTACTCGGTGTCTGGAACAGGCCTATACACATTTAATAGCGCGCAGGCCGGCTGGTTCCTGAAGATCAACTTCAACTATGCGGTCGGCTACTTTGCGTATGGATACGTGAAATTCACCTCCGGACTAAATGCTGGGTTGACGGCATTCGTGAAATCGTCTGCAGTCGGATCGGTCACACTTGGCATGCCGTTGCCGAACGCCATTTCGCCTGGAGACGCATACGTCATAGTTGCCGGATGTGACAAGCAGTTTGGTACCTGTCGAGATCGCTACAACAACGTTCCAAACAATCGCAGTGAGCCGTATGTACCTGGCCCGGACACAATCCTCCGCGCACAAGGAAGCTGAGATGGCAACACGTCAACAGGTGGTGGATGAGGCGCGGACATGGATCGGCACGCGCTGGCAACATCAAGGACGGCTCAAGGGTGTCGGCGTCGACTGTGCCGGCCTAGTCGTATGCACATTGCGCAACGTCGGAATAGAGGTTGAGGATGTCGAGGGCTATTCGCGACGTCCGGACGGTTCGCTTCTCGACATCGTGCGTCGGCAGACCGACCCGACTGCAGATTGGCGCGCAGGCGACGTGGTGCTCGTGCATTGGGACCATGACCCGTGCCACCTTGGGATCCTGACCAGCCCGAGCACGATTATCCATGCCTACGCGATGGCGCGCGGAGTAGTCGAGCACGACTTGGACGACCATATGAGCCGCTGCATCACATGCGTGCGACAGGTTCGCGGGGTGGAGTGACATGGGGCAGCCTCTTGGTCTAGTCCTTGGTGCGGCTGGCGCGGTTGTAGCGGGCATTGCAACGGGCGGCGCGTCATGGGCGATTCAGGCGGGATTTTTAGCTGGTGGGGTGCTTGGCGCGATCCTGACGCCGCACAAGCTTCCTCAATTGCCAGATATTCGTGTGCAGGATGCGGCATACGGCAAATTCATTCCGCGGCTATACGGGAAATATCGGCTGTCGGGGAACGTGATCTGGGTAGGTCCGGCGCACGAGCACAGCCAGAGCGGCAAGGGCATGGGCGGCAAGGGCAATCAGCCGTATGTGACGATGAGCTTTGCGGTTGCCATATGCGCAGGCCCGATCACTGCCGTGACGCGCATCTGGGCGAACGGCAAGCTGATCTACGACATTACCAATCCGTCGAACTTCCAAGCCATCTCCGGCTCAGCCCAGATGGTGACGAACTTCACCGTCTACCTCGGCGACGAGAACCAGCTCCCCGACCCGATCATGCAGTCGTACTTGGGATCGGGCAACGTGCCGGCCCACCGCGGCCTGGCGTACGTGGTCTTCAACGAGCTCAACCTGCAGAACTGGGGCAACTACCTGCCGTCGCTGTCGTTCGAGGTCGTCAAAAACGGCAGCCCGACCTACGTCACATCCGGCTCCCAGCAAGTGCAGAACTCGCCTGGCATGGTGCCATCGGCAATCTCCTCGGTGACGCGGTCGATCGGCGTATATATGGACAACGCCGGCACGGTGTGGGGATGGCAGTACGGCCTGACGCTGCCGAGCCTGACGACCAATACCGCGCAGCCCTTCAAGATGTCGGCAACCGGCACGGAGTGGCTGACGCCGCCGGTGAACATCGGCCTGTCGTTCCCGCTCGCTGGCTACTGCCAGGACGACCAGGGCATCTTCTGCACGGACGGGCTATTCCGTCAGTGCAACGGCACCATATGGAATGCCGGGCTGGCCGTCGGGCTCATCAATAGCGCGACGTGGGTGAAGGCAAACGGCAAGATCTTCGTGACATACGGCGTCGGCACCACGCCGGCACCCCTGTACATCTGCACACCAGTGCTGCAGGTCGCTGCCGCCACCATCCCGCCATCCGTGGTGCAGGGCGGCTGGAGTGGCGATAACATGCTTATCCTCGGCGTGACGGCCAACTACATCTACGCCGTCTGCAGGTACAACGTCGGCGCTAACCCATTCAGCCTGCTGCGGCTGGACATGCTTGGCAACCTGGTGGCGGTCCTCGACACGCAGCCGTTCTACATCAACGTCAACGTAGGTCAGGTCGTCAACGACAACCTGATCTACTTCAACAGCTCCAGTTTCCTCTACGCGTGGAGGGGCTCGGGCGCGGCCGTGCAGGTCATGCCGTGCTCCAATTCCGGAAACCGGTCCATCCTGAACGTCATCTCGCCGGCCAACATCGTGTTCCTGTCCGACTACGCGTTCCTCCCGACGTTCAGCGCCCAGGTGCTGGCCCCCAACGCGACCGACATCAATCTCGCGTCGGTGGTGTCGGCCGAGTGCGAATACGCCGGGCTGCAGAGCGCGCAGTACGACACCAGCACGCTGACGGACCTCGTGCAGGGCTACGCCATCACCGGTAATTCGTCGCCACGCGACGCCCTGGCACCGCTGATGGCTACATATTTCTTTGACGCATGCGATACGGGTGGACCGCTGAAATTCGTCCGGCGCGGCAGCGCGGCAGTATTGACGATCCCATGGTCTGATCTGGGTGCTGATTCTGACTATCAATCGCATAATGCGCAGAACCCGCTGCAAGAGGTAATTACGCAGGAATTCGAACTTCCTCGGAGAATGTCCCTTACGTATGCATCCGCAAATACCGACTACAACCCCGGCATTCAGTCTGAGACGATGCCACAGACGACATCGAATCTTGATGAGCCGGTCAATGTCCCTATCGTGCTCGCTGACAACGATGCCAAAGTGCGCGTTCAAGCGATGCTGTGGGAGAGATGGATAAAACGAAAATCGTTTCAATTCTCATTGCAACTGAAATATCTACCGCTTGAGCCTGGCGATGTGGTAACGGTGGTAAATCAATTTGGCAGTTCGATAGATCTTCGCATTACGAAGATCACGAACGACGGGAAGGGGTCTTTGAGCGTATCCGCAGATCCCAGTGTGCCGCAGATATATCCGGACCCGATAACATACGTCGCTCAGGGCGGTGTATCGGCCGGGTTCACAATGCAGAATGTGCCCTACAACGGCGGGACGCTCCTTCGGTTGCTTGATGTTCCCCCGCTGCGCGACCAGGACACGACGCAGGGTCTGTATCTGGCCGCCGCCGGCTTCAACTCGTCTTGGCCCGGTGCTGCGGTCGATATCTCGCGCGACGACGTGAACTTCAGCCAGATCACGTCCGTCACGAGCCAAGCGATCATCGGCCAGACGACCACCGTGCTAGGCAACTACCTCGGCGGCAACGTGCCAGACGAGATCAATACGGTCGGCATCCAGTTGTACAACACGTCGCAGACCCTAGGCTCTGTGTCGTACGCGTCCTTCCTGAACGGCGCCAACGCGGCCCTGATTGGCTCCGAGGTCGTGTTCTTCCGCACGGCCACGCAGACGGGCGCAGGGGCGTATGCACTGTCGGGCCTCATCCGCGGCGTCAAGGGCACCGAGGCCGCGATGGGCGCGCACTCCAGCGGGGAGTCCTTTGTACTGCTCGATGCCTCGAAGCTTGTGCCGGTGGCGATCAACGTCACCGACATCGGCCAGCCACTGTACTTCGAGCCGTTCCTACTGAATATCTTCGGCAACACGCCGGGCTCGGTCACGGCCGTCACGCCCGTGCGAGCGCGTGTGAAGCCACTGGCGCCGTGGCAGTTGAACGCGGCCAAGGGCTCCACCAGCGCCGCCGGTGACGTAACGCTGAACTGGCTGCGCCGGGCGCGCGTCAACACCTACTGGCTCAACGGTGCGGACGTGCCGCTCGACGAGGCTGCGGAGACCTACAACGTCACCGTGCTCAGCGGCACGACGGCGAAGCGCCAGCTGACGGTGTCCGGCCCATTCACCAGTCCGACGATGCCGAGCTGGATTTACACCGCAGCCAGCATCGCGGCCGATGGCTTCACGACCGGGAACACGGTCACGTTCCAGGTCTACCAGAATAGCGACCAGGGCGTGCCGGGCTACGTCGCCACCACCACCATCACACTATAAGGAGGCAGACGTGGCCAATAGCACCACCAACCTTGACCTCATCAACACCTCGCAGGCCTACAAAGAGATCACGGCAAACTACCTATTCGACGCCGCCAGCCCGTCGATGCTGTGGGGTCGCCACGCAGCGGCATCGTTTGGCCTGACGTGGGCGTACTACGGCGGCAACTTCGTGGACAACACGGGGACTAACCACGCCATCGCCAACGGCACCATCGCGCTCGGCGCGTCGACCACGACCTATATCCAAGCCAACCCGACGACGGGCGCCGTGGCGTCGAACACCTCCGGATTCACGGCCGGCCAGGTGCCGCTGTACTCGGTCGTCACGTCCGCCTCGCAGATCACCAGCTGGCTGGACTACCGCAGCTACCAGCCCTCCGTCACCGGCGGCTCGCTGCAGAGCGTGGCTAACGAGGGTGGCGGTGTCGGCATTTACGATACGGCGTCCACGGGCGGCAATGCCAAGCTGAAGAGTCTGGTGGGCGGCACCGGCGTCTCCGTGGTCGACAACGGCAACGGCACGATCACCATCGGCTCGTCTGGCTCGACTGGCACGGTCACGGGCGGTGCTAACGAGGGGTCTGGAGTCGGCGTCTTCGACTCGACGAACTCCACGGCGTCGACGCTGAAGTACAAAACTCTGGTGGCCTCTACCGGCGTCACGGTCACGGACAACGGTGCTTCCGGTATCGCCCTCGGCGCCTCGGCGGCCGCCGCCGCTGGGCCAGCGGTGCAGCAGGGCGGCTCGACCGTAGTCGCGTCCGCTGCCACGCTGAACTTCGTCGGCGCCACGGTGACCCAGCCCACGACCGGTGTCGCCCAGATCGCCGTCAACTCGCCCTACGGGACACCTGATACGCCGCCCTCTACCTCCGCGCTGTCCACCACGGTGAACGGCACCGGCGCGACGATCGCCAACCAGGCGTGGGGCGTCCAGATGAGCAACACTTCGCAGGGCGGCGAGTACATCACGGCCATCATGCAGGCCGCGCCGGCTACGCCCTACCAGTGCGTCGTGCGGTTGAAGTTCGTGCCGGTGGCGACGAGCTTCAACGGTGCCGGCATCGCGGTGCGGGACAGCGGCACGGGCCGCATCCAGGCAGTGGGCCTGAACAGTCAGTTCACTGGCACTGGTCAGATGTCCGTCAAGAACTACACCAACCCGACGAACTTCAGCGCCTTTCAAGGCACGTCGCAGACGATGTATATGGCGCCGAGCTGGATCCGCGTACGCGACGACGGTACCAACCTGTATTACGACGTCAGCAACGACGGCAGCGCCTGGTACAACATCATGTCGTTCTCGCGGACGGTGTGGCTGGCCAACCCCAACCAGATCGGCCTGTACATCAATGCGAACCAGGCGGCGATCGCCGCGACGTTCTTCTCCTTCTACGCGGGAGTCTGACGTGGCCAACAGCTCCACGAACCTCGATCTGCTGACGCCGACCATGGCGTCGAAGGAGGCGCTGCTCAACGCGCTATTCGATGCCGCTAGCCCCGCGATGACGTTTGGCCGCCGCGCCAGCGGCTGTTCGGGCTTGACCTGGGCGTACTGGGGCGGCTACTTCTGCCCGCCCGGCGGTGCCTCTCCGGTGCTGGTCCCAAACGGTGCCGTGACCCTCGTTGCCAATGCGACCAACTACGTTTGCATGAACCCGGCGACGGCGGCCGTGACGGTGAATCAGTCCGGCTTCACCGCCGGACTCGCGCCACTCTATTCGGTCGTGGTGGCCAACGGCGCGACGACACCGTCGAGTTGGTTGGACTACCGCAGCTACCAGCCCTCGGCCATCGGCGGCGCAGTGGCGTCGATCGCCAACGAGGGCGCGACGGGTGTTGGCGTGTACGATGCGTCTGCGTCCACTGGCGGCGCGGCCAAACTGAAGTCGCTAGTGCAGGGCGGCGTCATCGTATTGACGCCTGGGGCGACGACGATCACCATCAGCGGCACGGGCGGCACGGTCACGTCAGGCTCCAACGAGGGCGCAGGTGCGCCGGTGCTGGACACGGCTAGCACGAGCCCGACGCTGACCGCCAAGCGGCTCTCTGGCACCGGCACGATGAGCGTCACTGACGCTGGCACGGAGGCCGTATTGTCGCTGACTGGTGCGCCGCTGGCCGTGCAGCAGGGCGGCGCGGGCGTCGTTGCCGCCACCACGGTTCTGCGCCCCACGGGCCGGATGATCGCGGCCTCCGGGGGCGCCGGCACCGCGACCCTCAGCGTGGCCTCGGCGCTCGGCGCGACCGATACAGTGCCATCGCTGGCCAGCCTGACCACGGTGAACCCCGGCTCAGCCACGGTTTCGAGCGCCCAGCAGAACTGGGGGGTGCAGTTCTCGGCCGACGGCAACTTCCTGACCGGGCTTGTGAAGGCCACCGTGGCCGCGCCGTTCAAGGTCGCCATCCGCCACCAGTCCGTGCCACTCAACGCCTCGAACTCGTCGTCCGGGGTGTGCCTGTACGACAGCGTCTCAGGTAAGTGGAAGGTATTCGCCTATGTATATGTCAATCCCGTGTCGTTCTACGTGCAGAACTGGACGACGTACAACAGCCTCAGCGCCAGCGTCTTCAACGTCCAGGCGGCGTGGGAATGGGTCCAGATGCGAATTCGTGACGATAACACCAACTGGTACTACGAGATCTCTCCCGATGGATCGGCGTGGGTCACGCTTTATCAGGAGGCCCGCAATACATTCCTCACCCCTAATAACTGCGGTCTCGTGACCCGAGGTACTGGAACAGGGGGCGCGGCCACAACAGCTACGACGCTGTTCTCGCTGTACGTCGGAACATAGTTCAAACATGTGCTGCCTCGACGAGGCACACAAACACACAAGCCGCCTCCGGGCGGCTTTTTCATTACGGGGTACGAGATGAACAGCCACTGGCAGGACACGATGAAAGCGCTCATCGCCTGGGTCTTTCTCGCAATCGGGCATGCGGTTTCGAGCATCACGATGTCGGATATCGCGCTCGCGACGACTACCGTCTACAGCGTGCTGAGCGCCTACGTGCTCGTGCGCGACAAGCTGATGAAGCGCCGGAAGGAGGTGTGATGCAACTGACCGCCAACATCATCGCGTGCGGCTGCGGCGCGACTCCGGCGCGCGCGGCCGCGATGCTAGGGCCGATTCAGGCGGCGTGCGACCGGTTCTCGATCAGCACGTCGAACCTGCGCATCGCGGCATTCCTCGCGCAGATCGGCCTCGAGTCGACTGGCCTGTCGCAGTTCGCCGAGTCGTTCAATTACAGCGTGGCCGGGCTGCGCGCGACGTTCCGCCGAATGACGCCAGCGCTCGCGGCGTCGCTCGGGCGGCAGCCTGGCGCGCCGGCGCTCCCGCTCGCCACGCAGCAGAAGATCGCGAGCATCGTCTACGCCTGCCAGATGGGCAACGGTGACGCGGCGAGCGGCGACGGCTGGCGATACCGCGGCTCGGGAATGCTCCAGCTCACGTTCCACGACAACTTCGAAGCGTTCGGTGCCGCGTGCGGGATCGATGCCGTGGGGAACCCGGATCTCGTGCGGAACGACCCCGCGACCGCCGCGCTCGCGGCCGCGTGGTTCTGGTTCGCGAACGGATGCAACACGCTGGCCGACGCGCGGTCGTTCGACGCGATCACGCGCCGGATCAACAAGGCGATGGCTGGCGCTGACCAGCGTCGCGCGCTGTACAAGGCGGCCTGCGCGGCGCTCGGCATCGTCTGAACCGTCACGTCGCGATTTTTCGCAATTTCGCAATTCGCCGCCTCCGGGCGGCTTTTTGTTGGAGATGGAAGTCATGAACCTCAATCCCGAAGGCGTTGCAAAAGCGGTGTACGTCGGCTTCCTGCTGATCTTGTGGGCCGCGCTGATCAAGCTGGGCATCAACGACTCGACGCTGATCGACGTCATCAAGGCGCTGATCGGCGTGATCGTTGGTTGGCACGGCATCAACGAGTGGGGCGGCGTGCGGCGCGCCGCTCAGCCGGTCGTGGGTGTCGCGACGCTGGGCGGCTATCAGCCGGTCTCCGCGCCCCTCGACAATCCGCCCGCATCCGGCGAGAAGCAGCCTGTGCCGAATCCGCAGCCTACGCCAACGGTTCGCGCATGATCCGCGCCGCTGCGCTCGCGCTGCTGCTGACCGGCTGCGCCGGCACCGCTACGTACTCGGTGCGGCCGGTCTATGACGCGGCCGCCGGCCGATTCATCTGCTGCGAGGCCGTCGCCTTCAACGGGAAGGACATCGCCGCGCTGCAGCTCGACGTCACCACGTCTCCGGACGGCACGGTGACGATCCATTTTCAGGAGTCCGGCGTCGGCGCGACTGCGCCGGCCGCCGCGCAAGGTGCCGTCGTCTCGAATGTCGCGGCGGCTGTCAGTAACGCGGCGTCCGCCGCGATCAAGTTGTCTCCCAAATAGGGAAATCCCTCCCTCAATCAAGGAGTTTTACCGTGAAGAACCTCATGCTGCTCGCGGCAGGCATTGTCGCGTCCGTTTCCATCCTCGCCGGCTGCCAATCGGCACCCCAGCTTACGTTTCAGCAGCAAGTCGCGATCGCCTGTGGCGCGGCAAATGGCGAGATCACCATCCTGAAGGCCGACGGCGTATTCACCGGCGGCGCGGCCGCGACGCTGGATAAGACCGTCAAGCCGGCAATCGCGAAGGCCTGCGCGGCCGGCGCCGCTGCGACCGCGCCGGACTTGCAGACGATCGTCGATACGGCACTTCCGAAGATAAAGGAACTGATCGACGCGTCGTCGCTTCCGAACAAGGCAGCGGCCGATGCCGCGATCGATACGGCAATCCTCGCGTTCAACGTGGCGATTTCGATGCATCAAGCCGCCGCCGCTACGCCGGCCGCCGCATCGCCGCCGCTTGCGGGGAGCGCGCTGTGAAACCCATCCGCGTCGCTCTCAGCGGCAGCGGCTTTCGCCTCGGCGCGCACCTCGGCGCGCTGCAGGCGATCGTCGACGCCGGATACACGATCGTGGAGCTGGCCGGTACGTCCGGCGGATCAATCGTCGCCAGCTTGTATGCGAGCGGCATACCGCTCGATGTGATGCGCCAGATGCTGATGGATCTGGACTGGTCGAGGATGATGAGCTTTTCGCCATGGACGCTGATCCGTCATCAGGCGTTATGCAGCGGTGAAGCCTTGCGTGAATATTTGGCAGGGGTTACCGCCGGCAAGACGTTTGCGGATCTCGAAATTGATCTGAAGGTGATCGCGACAGACCTTCTCACGGAACGCGAATTCCAGTTCTCGCGGAAGACGACGCCCGACGTTCCGATCGCGCTAGCCGCGCGCGCGAGCGCATCAATTCCGATCGTGTTCGTCCCGGTTTCGGTCGCTGGCGGGTTGTTCGTCGACGGCGGCATGTGCGACAACATGCCGGTGAGCGATCTGACAGTGGATGGGGTGCCGCGGGTCGGGATTTTTCTTGAGTCCGACGATTCTCCGCTGATGCCAGGCAGGCATGGCATCGTGACGCTCGCGCCGCGAATGATCGACGTCATGCTCGCCTCTAACGAGGCATCGCATTTCGCGCTCGACGAGCTCACGGGTGCCTCGTTTGTTAGGGTGCAGACCGGCTATGCCAGTTCGTTCGATCGCCATATGGCAGTGGCGATGCGGCAGCGCCTCTATGACGATGGATACGCGGCGACGTCGGCGGCGATGATAAATATCGCGCAATCGTCACCTGTCTGACGTAGCTCCACCGGCAGGTTGTGGCCTAAATTCCGCGTCGGCCCATGCGTAGACCTTCTCCCGAAACGGAATCTCAATCGCTCGATTGAGGCGCCTCGCCAGTGCGATCGACGCAGCGAGGAACAGTGCTCCGGCAATGACATGTCCGACTGGAGTACGCCATGTTCTGGATATCGCTATCAGAATGGGAAGTAGTACCGCATGTCCCAGATATAGTGAATATGAGAGGCTGCCTAGATACTGTGCTGGCCGAGCGCGGAAAATGCGTGAGACCGGCCCGGTATCTCGGCTCATTGACGCAATCACCATGGCGAAGACGGCCGGCGCAAAATACACCGAACCGTATGCGTGATTTGCGAAGAGCATGAGCAATGTCGCCACGGCGAACGCAACGACCTGAACGACAGGTCGCGTCATTACGACGACCGGCCTGGCATTTCGATGCTCAGCGATCAGCGCCCCTAGAAAAAATCCCGCGAGACATCGAGCCCATCCGTAGTCGTACGCCAACGAGAAGCAAAATAGCCGCGCTACGCAATCATTCGAATGCACTGCCGCCCAGATGGCAGTCGCATAGCCCACTCCGGAGAGTGCTAAGTACGCCATCCAGCGCGTACTGCCGCGCACCAACAGGCACACAACTCCGAATAGCACATAGACGTAAAACTCGACGCTGGTGCTCCAACTCACCAGCGTGCCGACGAAGTGGTCATAGATCGGCAGCCCATGCAACATGAGGACGAGGCCAATCGCTTCTCCGGTATTTGGAAACGATAGCTTCACATTAGCAGCGCCCAAGGCGAGTGCGACCATGCCGAATGCGCTCGGGAGGATATAGAACAGTGCGTTCGTGACGATATGCGTTGGCCATAGGCGACCAGCCCGACGAACCAAGAAACGCGCCAGTTCAGAAACGTTGCTGACGCGCCTCCCGTATGCTCCAGTAATTACGAATCCGCTGAGCACGAAAAATAGGTCGACGGCCAGATAGCCGTTCCGCGCGAGCCCCAGCCCTGGCAGGCTGATTTGCATATGGAATAGAACGACAAAAAGCGCGGCGACGCCGCGCAAGCCCTCCAGGCCATTGATTGTCCTGTTCACCCGATGCCTCTTCGCGAATATCAGTATTTCCCCGTATTTGTTGGTTTATAGATGAGGGTAGGCTAGGCTGCAATACGACTAGGGGAAAGTCACTAGGCGACCACAAGAAGTAGATCCGGGGAAGGCGATGAAGACAAAAATAGAGGGGGCGTTCGCAATTGCATGGATTCTGACGATCTTAGTTTTCGCGATCGACTTCATTGCGTTGCATCACGTCGGTTTATCGATGAGTCCGTCTTGGCTATCTAGATTCGCAAAGCTATTCGTGGTGTCGGCGCTTCTGTGTTACGGCCTCTGTGAAATAGAACGCATTCCGCGATATAAGCTGCTCGCAGAAAGGCTTCGATGCAGGGACCTGTCGATCGCCACCTTGGCGTTGCTGACGATTGCCGTATATGGGCAGGCAGCCTCAATCGCATCGTACATTGCTGCCGCCGTCGGCCGGCCAACGGTAGAGGATCGTCTTCTTGCGTGGGAGCAAGCGCTTGGATTCGACTGGCTTAAGTCGTATTACTGGGTCAGCCAGTTTCATGGCCTGCAATCAATATTGCGGATCGCGTACGAGAGCGCCTTCTTCCAGATGATAGGCCTTTGCATCCTGTTCGGGCTGCTGCGCCGCCGACAGGAACTGTGCGAAATGGTGCTGATTTTTGTCGTTTCGCTCGCGATAGTGGTGCCTATCTCCGCTGCGTTTCCAGCCGCGAGCCCATTCGTCCATTTCGGAATCGCCGATCCCGGTACCGCGTCCCAAGTGTCGGATTTCTACAGCGTCCGAAACGGGGATCTTCGGATCGTCGATCCGTTCGCGATTCAGGGGATCGTTTCGATGCCATCGTTCCATACGGTGCTTGCGCTGATGCTCATCTACGTTATGCGCAACTTCCGTGTGCTCTTCGGCATGGCTCTGGGGATCAACGTGGTGATGCTGGCTTCGACGTTTTCAATCGGTGGCCACTACCTCGCGGATATCGGCTCTGGTGCGCTCGTTGGCGTCGTTACGATCTGGTGGGTGCGCCGCTGGTTCTCAGTCTATGCGCCGCAGAAGTGGCCGGTGCTTACCAACTGATGGAGATCATGAGGCGCCTGCGCGATGCCAGCCTGGGAGCCGCTCAAAATCCGCCATTCCCTTTCAACTTTAGCAGCAGCTCGCGGCCGATGTCGGTATAGTCGGCCATTTTTTTCCGGCCGGCGCATCGTTTGTTCCACGGGCCGGCGTCATCTATCGAAAAGCGAAATCCTTTCGCGTCGTCCATCTGCCATACCGAATACCCGCGGTTCATTCCACCGAAACCATTTTTCGATGCGTACTCGAGGCATGCCGTGATGGACTTCGATGAACTGACCACGCCGACACTGGATACCGTCATCGACGCTTGATCGCGCATTGCATCGAAGGTCTTGCCGATGACGCCAAGAACGGCCATCTGTTCGGCGCCGCCGCGTTGTTGCGCGGCTAGATCGGCCGCTGACGCAGCCGCCGGCACATCGCCACTCGCTGCGGACGCCATTTGCGTATCGGTGCCACTGGCGTGATCTGGCTCGACCAGATGGCGTCCAAGGGTGGCGGCCACGACGATCCCCATGATCGCCAGCGCAAGACGAAATCGCTTCCAGTTCATGACATCCCCGCGCGGTGCGTTATTGTGTATCCGATGCTACGCGAAAAGCGGCGGCGTTATCAGTGGTGCACCGGTTCGAGTCCCGTTCGACATTCAAATTTTCTCCCCATATATTCCCCATGCAGCATCAAATGGTGTGCCAGATAATGGCGTTCGAGTCCGGTCCCCGGCAC